GATTCATCATATTCTTTTTTTGGTTCTGGTAATCTTACTACTATTTTAGCCATTATCTTCTCCCGTCTGGTTGTATATCTAATCTCATAGTTCCAAATCTCCAAGATTCACTAACATCGGTATTTGCTATTTTTATATTAACAAACCTTCCTCTTGCTCTGGTATCTTTTTTCTGAGTAGAAGTTGTAACTGTAAAAGGACTTAAAGCTGTTGTTGTTTGTGAGTCGGATGGATATCTTTTAACTGCAAGTGTTACTTCTGCATTGCCTGCAAGATTTTTAAAGTCAGGTAAGAATCTTCTGACAGCAAGAAAAACATCTCCTGCTACAGGATATGCTTGACCTCTCATTCTTTGTTGTAAATCATAATCATATGATTGTATAAAAGATGTAACTGTTGTTGTACTACCATCAGGATTGACCTGATCAGTTCCTACTTCGTGTTCAAATAAAGTAGTTTGCCCGAGCCCTGATTCCCCAACAATAACTGGAAAGGTTCCTGTAGCGCTGTCATTGAATTTAGTTGCAATAGGATTAGGATATACCGTTGCATCAATCCAAGTTGTTCTAGCTTCTGTACCTATATACCAAACACCTCCTGGTATTCTAGGCCCACTTTCTCCATAATTAAATATAACATATTGATCATTGTATTCAGAATTTGTTGATGGATAATACCAAGTTACTTCCGTATATTGGTTATTTAAACCTGCATATACTTGTTGTCCTTTTGTTGTATCTGCTTGATCATAAACATAATCTTCAACGGTGCATGGTAAAGATTTAACCGTACCATCAAACGCAAAGAAACCATTTGTAGACATCCAATAAGCTACACCATCTATTTCAACAGCTGCATTCTTTCCTATCAATCCACAGTTAGTACCCACTTGTTCAAATCCAAATGTAAAAGGAGCACCAACAAATTTCATTGTATATAATGCATTGTCTGTCCAAACTAGAATTGATTCTTTTGCTTTTAAAGCACCCATAATTTTTGTGCCATCTTGAAGTCTTTGTGATCCAGCAGTATTAATTGCAGTTACTGTATAATCATTTATGTCTTCTTGTTCTGAAAATCTTATAAACATATCATCTTGTGTGGATGGTGTACCAATAGTTGTTTCTGTTCCAAGATGAATTAAGTGTCTTGTTGTTGGTGATACCAGTGTTACCCTTGTTGCAGTTGGATTATTTGTAGTTGCAAAACCTGAAGTAGATGTTGATGCTCTTACAGTTAAAGGATCTGTTGCTCCTGCATTCCAAGTAAACGTTTTACCATTTGCAATTGTTGCAACTAATACTTGACCAAAATTACTTAATGACCATAAACCAGGTTCTAGTGTTACATCGGTTGCAGAAGATGCTTCACCCCAGTTTCCTGCTCCCCAAGTATCTGTACCCCAACCATAACCATATGACTGTGCTGAAGGACCAACTGTTTCGTAAGGTTTAACTTCTAAACTACCACCTGTTGAAACTGTTGCAGATGCATTTGAGCTTTGTGTAATTGTAAAGACACTTGAACTTGTAATACTTGTTACTTGAAATAATTTATCTTCAAAATCTGAATTAGCATAACCGGTACCCGCTGGTAAGGTTACATTGTCTAATAATATAATATCCCCTGCGCTTAAACCATGATTTGTTTTTGTAATAGAGCAAACTGCCGAACCCGATGTTGTTGCAAGAGTGCAAGAACTTAATGTAGTCTTTAAAGGCGTAACATCGTAAAGCTGTCCTTCAAAATAAATAAGTAGAAACTTGTCTGTTCCAATAGCAACATATCTATTACCTGCTAAATCAACAAATGCAAACTCGCGTCTTGCAACACCAACAATTGTATCTGTAATAAGTGAAGACCAGCCACCAACTTTTTCAGGTAACATATATCTAAATCTTACGTTGTCACAGTCTACCCAACGTTGTTCAGCACCTACTGTTGTATTTTGTTTGTCAATTCCTGGAACAAATTGAAAATCAAGAAGAGCCATAATCCGTGCTCCTATATGTTATCTTTATAAATCCAGCCTCTAGTCGCATTAACATATACTAAAGTAAATGCAGAACTATTAGTTGAAACCACTAAATCTGAAGCACTACCTAAAATATTGGAACTGTTTCTTCCAATTGTTAAGTTGTTAGATGCAAAGTTATTACCACTATCAATAAATGTAACCTCATTTCCTATTGCAGGAGAGGCCGGTAAATTAATTGTAATCGCAGTACCAATACCACCTCCAGAAGTATCCACTAACACCTGGTCACCATTAACTGTAGTGTACGTAGTAGTTGGTGTATAATATCCTTTTGTTTGTAGCTTTCCTGTAATATTTGTACCATCTGAATACAATACTGTTGTCGATCCAACCGGTAAAGCTAGCCCAGTTCCTGATACAGTTTTAACTGTAAGTGTGTAATTTGAAGAAGATCTTGTTGTTGCATCTTCTACAATAAATACTCTTTCTGCAGAGTCTGGCATAGTGACTGTTCTGTTTGCAGTTAATGTACCTGTTAATTTAAAGTATAAATTTTTACCATTTGCTGTGGCATGGTTTGCTAAAGATAATGCTACGTCTCCAGATCCTACGTTTAACGATAAGTATCCTGACGATGCTTGTTCTAATATTTGTAAATTTGTATTTGTAATTGTACCCCAGGTTCCTGATTTTTCACCTGTGGTAATTAATTCTAGTTTTAAGTCGCTTGACGTACTTGATGCCATATATTTCTCCTACGGATTGTTCGGGTCAATAGGTACCCAGGTACCAGTTGCCCCCGGAACTATCGGATTCCATGATATCACAGATATGGTACCAGTTGCAAGGTTTATTTGATTACCTGTTACGGGCACATTGGTTAATAATTCAACGTTAGTATTACCTATAGCTACATTTATTCTTTTACCATTAAGTAATACAGTAACATTTTGTATGCCTACTCCTGCAAAGGTAGTTGATGAAAAAGGTGTTGCTCCAAATAACATAATTTTATCCTAATGATGTTTGTACTGGATTCCAAGTCATATTTGCTCCTGGTACAACACCATCCCATTTTTTAATTAATACAGAATCATCTGCTATATTTATTCTACTACCATTAGGAGTAACTGTAGCCTTTGCTACAATAGTTACAGTTCCTGTTGATAAATTTTGTCTATTTGTTGTAACAGTTACAGTTGCGTTTGCTCTTGTTGTAACATTACCTATTTCAATATCTACCCTATTTCCAGTTACTGATAAGTTTGCATCTGCAGATATAGTTACAGACCCTGTGCTAAAATTTACTCTAGATCCGTTTGGTAATACTGTTGCCTTACTAATTGTTGTAACATTTCCTGTATTTGTATTTACTCTAGATCCTGATACAGAATATATAGAAGCAATTGTAGGTGTACCTGTATTTAGATTTACTCTTGATCCTGTAAGAGCTAGTGTTGCTTTTGCAACAATAGTTGGATCACCAGTTGTAACATTAATACGACTAGCGTTAGGAGATACAATAACACCTGTACCTTCTACAATAGTTACATTACCAATAGTGAAATTAAGTCTCGTACCATTAACAGCTACCTTGGCTTTACCAACTAAACCTACCGTGCCTGTAGACTCATTGATCCTTGATCCAAGGACGCTGACGTATGCATTAGGATTAAAGCCTACATCTGAAAACGCTGCTGCGGAAAAGGAAGTAGTTCCGAAGTACATGGCGGCCTACCTGGCCGTTGCCGGAATATTATTGCTACCAACTATTGATTGACCTATTGCCATGTAGATGTATGTACTTGTTGTATTAACTTCGTCATTTAATACTCTACATTTGAAACCATTTGATAACATATCTATTGCTGGAATAGTTGTACTTGCATCTCCTTGACCTCTTTTACCTTCTTCATAACTTTGGTTTGCATATAAAGTTTTTCCAGCATTAACATTAAAAGTTTGTCTAGTAGTATCAAATATTGACCAAGATTTATAAGAACCTGCTGTTATGTCTTTAATCATAACCCAAGCAGGTTTAAATCCAGTATAAACAAATGTTCCATCAACATTTCCATTTCCTGCGTAGCTTCCAAACTTACTGAATCCTTTTTTCTCTGCGAAGCAGTAGGCTATGTGGTCAAATCCATTTGTATTAACTGCTGTATTAGTACCTAAACTAAATACAGATGATGTAGGTTCAGTATCTTGCATGAATGTAGATGTACTTGTTGATGCAGATGTTAAATCTAACCAAATAACTTTAGTAGCACCTATTGATTCATGGTAACAATGCCAATTATCTACTTTATCTCTACTTTTAATTATAATAAATTTTGGCTTTGAACTTAACCCATGACCCACAGTTGCATTTGCACCTGTTCCTGTATAAGACACAATACTAAATCCTGCTGTTGTGTTTGCAGATACAGTTGATGTTATACTTCCATCTGTATTAGATGAACCTGTACCACCTGCTAACCAGTTCCATGAAACTATATTACTTCCATTAGTATTAATATTAGCTTTTGTACCAACAGTAAAACCATCTGTACCAAAAGC